TGCTTATCAATAAAGCTATCGACCAGCTTGTTGTGAAGGAGGGTATTATCGGGGATGCTAAGGCTGAGAGGGTTGTCAGAGAATTGCTTGGACTGCGCTTTGGAACAGGGCGTCAGGGTATGGGGGCGAAGACAAAGCTGGCTAAAGACGCTGGTATTGCCTCTAACCTAGCTCAGTTCTCTACCACCCTAACTCAGTTTGGTGACATCGTCAACGCTCGACACTTCAACGGACTTGGTAATACTATAAAGGCTATGGGTACGGCGTTGTTCAAGCAAGGAAAGATTACACTAAAAGACCTTGGACTTGACAACCGCCTCACTCAGGACTTGCAGACTGCTGAGGGTATGACGTGGGCTGTGGACAAGTCTCTTGCGGCCACTGGCTTTAAGGCTATGGACCGTTGGACTAAGCGTGTGATTATAGACGGCGCTCTGAACAAGGGAATGAAGTCTGTTAAAACTGCTAAGGGGGAGGCGGAGTTCCGCAGAGTGTGGGGTGCTTCGTTTGGTGACGAGATTGACGACCTAGTCGGCGCACTAAAGCGTGGTGAAATTACCGACAACGTTAAGTTGATGGTGTTCAACACTGTGTCTGACGCTCAGCCTGTGTCGCTTATTGAAATGCCAGCCCAATACTTGGCGTCTCCCAATGGGCGTATCTTCTACGCGCTAAAGTCCTACGCCGTAAACCAGCTGAACATTGCTAACAACATCTTGCATTCTCCGCGCTCGTCTGCTAAGAGTAAGAGTGAGGCATACGCCCAGCTCGCTGGATTCTTGGCAACTACGGCGGTAGTGAACGGTGCTGTAACAGAGATGCGAGACGCCATTGCGCGTGGTGACGAGTTCGATGTTGAAGACCTTCCGGACAACATGGTAGACAGTCTACTCTCTATGTCTATTATTTACAACAGGTATTTGGGTGACAAGTTCTACAGCAAAGGCGACGTATTCGCTGGACTGGCTCAGGCTGTTATGCCGCCGCTCCCAGACGTATCGTCTCCGGTCGCCGCTGTACCTGTGGTTGGTCGTGCTATTGACGACTGGTTCCTTGGTAACAGGGAGAAGCGACAAGAGCGTAAAGATAAGCTAGAGAAAAAGGAAAAAGGTTCGCCGTATTCTTCTTCATTCTCTGGCAGCAGCAGCAGCTATTCAAGCAGCATTGAGAGTTCGTTCTAATGACTTCACCAGAGAACAGGGCGCAGCACGAACAGCAGCGTCTCCAGCAATTGGAGGCGCGCACCTACCACATCGACGGTGAACTTGCGGCTGTAAAGACGCAGGTTTCTGGCATGGTGGACTCTCTTGAACGCATTGAATCCTCACTGCTCAACCGCCCAGACAAGTGGAACAACGGCAGCATCGTTGCGATGTTGTCGCTGATTGCCACTATCATCTTTGGTGGCGGTGTCTACCTAGACAACCAGCTGTCCCACCTACGTGACGACATCGAACGCAACGAGGAACACATGGAGATTCTGGATTCCTTCCGTCACCAGATGCACTACGAAGTCGGTGTGCTCAGCACGCTTAACGAGGAACAGAATAATAAACTAGACCACTTCGACACGCTCGACCACAAGCGTGACGATAGGCTGCGCGAGTTGGAGAAGAAACTAGAGTATGGACTCGGATTCAAGGATGGCATCACGACGCCGTACGACGCCACTAAAGGCACCCCCTAGCCTACCCTACCCCGACTACGCTTACGACCCGGAGACGGGCACTGGTGAGCTTAGAGAGGGGTTTGCGTACCTCACAGACGTACACGGCTGCAACGTACACACAGAATTCATCACCCTGCACCCTGATGGGCTGCTGGAGATTGATGCTGGGTATGTGTGGGACTTTGGTACTGGCGCTGTAGATACGCCGGACATGGTGGCAGCGTCGCTTGTGCACGACGCCGGGTGTGACCTTACGAATGAGGGTGTTATCCCGTGGGCTTTTCGTAGGGAGTTCGACAGAGAATTCCGTCGAGTGCTGGCTGAGTATGGCACACCACTACCGAGACGCTGGTGGTGCTGGGCAGTGGTGCGCATCAACTCTATTCTGCTGGCTTCGCCTCCGTCTTAGATTCTTCCTCGGTGATGACGTCACGGATGACGTTGACGACTAGGTTGAACGCCTCCACCTCCGCTCCTTCCAGTTTAGTTCGGGCTAGGAATTGCAACGCTGCAATCATAGCATCCCGTCTTTCACTTCTGTTCATACTACCTCCTCTCTGAGCCAGTTGTCATAGATTTCAGCTTTGCTAACGTCCCTGTCAGCATCGCCCTTCTTCCCGGCACGTAGCCGATACTTCAAAATGTTCCCCTTACAATAACCAATAAACTCTGACGAGGTCAGTTGCTTGCGGATTACGTCAATCACTTCCGTGTCAGGGAACAGGTCGTAGTGTACTGGTGATTCCACCTCACACCCTACGTCGTCCTTAGCACCACCATAAACCATTTGTGTTCTCCTTTGTGAGAAGTCGGTACCGGGGAGGTAGCCCCAGTCCGACTCCAGTGTTACATCAACTGATTTCACATGCGCCTCCAACACACGCTAGCTCCTGCGAGCCAGTGGTGTTGTCACTATACTCCGTCACCTGAGTGAAGTCAAGCGTCGGCATGCCCTTCGCCATCTTATCGAAGATGTCGTCCGGTACCAGCTGGTATGGTGCTTGCTTGTAGATGTGGTCATCGTACGGCAGCAAGGCAATGCCCGACAGCGTATCGAAGTTGTCCCACATCCACTGGCAGATGCCAAAGAACTCGTCATCACGGTAGTGTACGGTGATGGACGGCTTGTGTTCACACCAACTCTCTTGGTACGTAGCCCACAGCTGTAGCTGCTTCATGGCATCAACGTCCGACGTAGTCACGCAACCTTTCGGTGCCTCCTCTGGGAATGAGAAAACGATTTCCCTCGGATTGTATACCGATTCTTCGAAGGGAACACCACGTTCGATAAGGTAGTCGGTGACTGGGTCGTTGACGTCTTGGCGAACTGTACGTACATACTTACGAGCAAACCTAGGGTGAATACCGCTGGCAGAATTAACCAACTGAGATACGGTACCGCTGGGCTTAACGCAAGTAATAGCAGCGCTAACATTAATACCGAGCTTTGCAGCCCATTCCTTGTTTGTTTCAATTGCTACCTCCTTCATTTCTTGTAGCCATTTAGCACAGTCTGGTTTAGACAGCACCGGGTGGTCCATAATACCAGTCAAGCTGACACCAAGCAGCGCCTCTTCCTCTGTGTTTCGCTGCCAGCTTTTACGCAGGTAGCGGAAGTCCGTCAACGTAGCCTGCAACGTACCCAGTACGGTGGCGTAACGCACCTTCTCTTTCAAGTCCGACAGCGTATCGTTAGTACGCACCACCACTTCCGTCAAGTTACAGAACTGGTTGGGGCGCAGGATAATCTCACTGCATGGGTTGGTGCCGAAGTCTACGTCAGCGTCGCGTCGTCCGTTACGTGCCGCTACCTTCTGCGCTGCCTCACGAGAGAACACACCACGCTCACCACGCTTACTCTCGTGCAACTCCTTCATCTCCTTGAAGAAGAAGTCGAAGTCTGGACGTCGTGTGTAGCAGGCGCTGTTGTTCGCTAGTGCTCGCTGGCTGTTGGTGTCGTAGAATGCTCCGTGCTTGGCGGTACGTAGGCGGTCACTAGTAGGGTCGGACAATCCAATGAGTGCGCTACGTCGAACTCCGCCCACAACCACCACTTCTGCAATCTTGCAGCAGATGTCGTGACACTCCAAGTCCGTAAGTCTTCGGCCAGCTGCGTCTTTGAATACGCCGATGACAAACTTAAACAATTCCTCAAGCGGTTCTGGACCTGAAGCACGACCTCCGAAAGTGCGTAGTCTGGAGCCGTTAGGACGCACTTTGCTAGTATCCCATTTGGGTAGCTGGCCTTGATAGAGCAGCGCCACCAATTCCCTGAGCGATTTCGCCCATCCAATTTTCGAATCCGCGACGTGAATGATAGAGTCTGTTTCATAGAATTCCTCCGCTACCTCGGGAAGCTTGTGTACATAACGTGTTTCCACACTGAAACCCACTCCGGTGCCACAGAGCAGAATGTACATAAGCTCGTCAAAGCAACGAGGGTGGTCAATTGCAAGGTACGAACAATTGTATCCGGCGACATTATCTCTCTCCAATGCTGGTCCTGCTGTCATCAGACAGCGCATGCTTGGCATAACCTTCATGCCGTGAATAGCGTCGTGCAGGGTGGCACGTTCGTCGTCGTCTATCATGCCACGGTCTACCCAGAATTGTAGATAGCGACCTACGGTTTCGTCCCAAGTCTCGCGACGTTCTTCGTCGTCTAGGTAGCGTGCATAACGAGACGTGTGAATGAATTGTTGGTATTGGTTCACAGTTTATTACCTCCCTCAGTAACTCCACCCATCAGAAGGTTCATCTTCGATGTGTCCAAGTGTAGGTTGATTGATGAAATCGACGGCAGGTTAGTGAGCACCAGTACGCTGTCGCCAGTGTACACAGTGAGCAGGTAGTCGGCCTCTTCGTACTGACTCCAGTCGACGTTATCCAAGTTCTTCTTCAGGTGTTCGCCAGCATGTTTCGGCATGCCGTCGCTGTCCTTGTCTTTATTTATTGATTCGATAACGGTTAGCTTAGGCTTATCCGTCATGGTATCCTC